TACTGCACCATCACTTGCTCCTCCTGCGCTAGTTGAAGCAGGCGCTACTGTTGCGGCATATAGGATTAAGTTACCAGTAGAGTTACCTATGGTTATTGAGTCGCCATTTGCAGTACCAATACTACCCACTGTGGCGTCGTCTTTACGGAATGTTACAATGTCACCGTCAGAACTACGTCTGCCAAAGTATGCAGAGACCCCTCCGTCAGCTACTGATGAAATAGCATTTAAAGATTTTCTGTATCTAAAGCCAACGGCGGCTGTGTCTGTGGCAGTAGTCCCCACCAGCAAGTTGCCTGATGCGTCGATGCGCATGCGTTCTGTCGAAGAACCACCAGCAGACTGAGTTTCAAAGGTTAAAGCAGAGCTAGTGGTTGCACCATCTTGTATAGCAGTAATGTTTGCAAGATTGCTGTCAATGTCTGTGTTGCCAAAACGTATTACACCTAAATTGCCTGATGTAGCTCCGCTTGTGCGTGTAATAGCAACAATAGCACCACTTCCATCATTGACCTGCAATTTGCCGACTGTTGGACTTGACGTGCCAATCCCGACGTTGCCTGCGCTTGTGATCTGCATACGCTCAGTGTTGCCGGTCAAAAACTTCAATTCGTGAGCAGTTGTCGTACCAAACGCCATTGCTGTATTGCCATCTTCATAAGCCAGCTTTCCGGCTATTGCTCCACCTGTTCTTTGGAACACCATAAGAGGCGTGTCGGCTAATGCGTTAGTAGTTAGCGTTAGCACAGTAGAACCAGACGAGCCTCCTGTGATTGCAACATCTCCAGCAGAGGTTAAACCGTCGGTAGTCACTGTGCCGGTAACGTCGATGCCTGTGGAGGTTGTGTTTAATTTTTCAGCGCCGTTGTAATAAAGCTGTACTTCACCGTCATTCTGACCCAAGAACATTTTGTTCCCGTCACCATCGGTAATCCTGACGTTAGCTTCGCCTTGAATATATAAATCGCCAGTACCAGCATCTTTAAGATAACTATGATTACCATCATGATAAATCTGTAGGTCAGAGCCAGCACCGAAGATGGCTTTACCATTATCTCCAAAGGTTATATTCCCACTTGGGTTAGAACCCAGTTCAACAACGGCTGCACTACTGTTCTCTGTGTACAAACGTCCGTTAGTTGTGTCTACTGCCAGTTCGCCCTCTACTAAATCAGAAGCTGCGGGTGCGCCTGAGCCTTTTTTAGTTACAATTGTTGTAGCCATTGTTTAAGTTCCTCTTTAGTAAGTGCCGCCTGAAAGCGTACCTGTTGTTATATTCGTTGCATTTAGAGTTGAGTCTGATTGTAGTGCTGAGTCTGCCAAACCGCCCTGTGTTGACGTAGCGTAAGCAGAGGCTGCTGTTGTAGCGGCTGTCCCTAAACCTAAGTTAGTTCTAGCAGTCGCTGCATCAGCTAAGTCAGATAAATTGTTAGCTTTTAGCGCGGAAGCTGCTAAAGTTGCTGCTGCTGACGATGCGCTGCTTGCTGCTGCTGTTGCGCTAGAAGCTGCCGCTGTTGCACTGTTAGATGCGTTGGTAGCGGAGGTTGCAGCGTTGGTCTCTGATGTGCCAGCGTTTGTTGCAGACGTTGCAGCGGCTGTAGCAGAATTACCAGCATTTGTTGCAGAAGTTGCCGCATTAGTTGCGCTGGTTGCTGCTTCGCTGGCTTTGGTTGTTGCTGTGGTTGCACTGGTGGCAGCACTGGTTGCGCTAGTTGCTGCTTCCGTTGCCTTAGTCGTAGCTGTAGTCGCGCTGGTGGCTGCACCTGTGGCACTGGAGGCTGCGTTGGTTTCTGATGTACCTGCATTGGTTGCACTCGTTGCTGATGCTGTTGCACTAGTGGCTGCACCTGTGGCACTAGTGGCTGCTTCTGTTGCCTTAGTGCTTGCTGTAGTTGCACTCGTAGCAGCATTAGTTTCACTGGTTCCAGCATTCGTTGCACTAGTGGCTGCGTTTGTAGCACTGGTACTTGCTGCTGTAGCGGAACCAGACGCATTAGAGGCACTTGTAGAAGCCTCCGATGCTTTAGTTGTAGCAGTAGTAGCACTGGTTGCTGCGTTTGTTTCTGACGTACCTGCATTGGTAGCAGAGGTTGCAGCATTAGTCGCGCTAGTAGCTGCGTTAGTTGCACTTGTTCCTGCGTTAGTTGCACTTGTCGCAGCATTGGTTTCGCTTGTACCGGCATTAGTTGCGCTAGTCGCTGCTGCGGTTGCACTCGCTGCTGCTGCGGTAGCGTCTGTACTTACACCTGCTTCACTATTAGCAGCGTTGGTTGCGCTGGTTGCCGCTGCGGTTGCAGAGGCTTCAGCTTCATTTGCTTTTGTAGTAGCAGTTTGAGCGTAGACTGCTATTTGACTGGCGTAGGCATCTGTACTACTGTCCCCAGAGCCTCCGTCCCCTCTAAATATCGCCATACTTACTCTCCGCTGTTACTAAAAAAATAAACGAATAAAAAGTGAGGTACTAACCCGAAGGTGTTCCCTCACACATATTTTTATAGATTAAGCGGCTACAGCCAATACAAAACCTGATTCTGGACGTAACGTCTTAACACCGTAAAGCGTATCTGCGGTGTAAAGCGTACCCAAGAACTCTTGCTTGTACTGAGTCTGTGAGCGGATGCCCTGCTGCTCAGCCATTACCATCGTGTCTTTGTGGACAAGGAAGGCGGCTTTAACAGTGGTGCTGTGAGTCAAAGGACAGTTGCTGGTTACGAATACGTCAATGCCGTACAAGTTACCAATCTTGCCGTTTTGTACACCCCGACCGTCAACAAAGTCAGAAGACACATAACGCTCAACACCCATAATTGCATTACGGAGTGAAGGAGGTACAACAAATGAACGGTTGTCCATCGGTACGTCTGCGTCGTCCATCTTTTGAATCAAAGCTCGGAAGCCAGCATCAGTGAAAGCATTTACAGTACCTGCGCCAGCATAGGCGTCAAGTCCGGTGCCACCTGAATTAACAATAAACGTAGCACTGTTAGTCCAGTCTGATCCGTCACCGTCACCAAAGGACTTGCCCAAAGTGAACAAGTCATTGTCTACTTGCTTAGCAAGAGCGTAACCTGCGTCTCCGGTGTAGAACTGTCGGAGTGAAGACAAAGCTTGTGCTTCGGTAATGTCTTCAATCATACGAGAGTATTCAAAGTGCTTGTCAATTACGACTTGTACTTCACCCTCAGTGTCAGCCTGAATAGTAACAGCGGTCTTTGCTGCCTTAGCAGTAGCAACGCCTCTGGTGGGCTTAGGAATGTGGATGGTGTCACCCTTCTTACCAGTCATTGACATCTTCTTAACAAGATTAGCAAGGACAAGGTTAGACTGATATGCAGCAACGATTTCGTCACTCCAAATCTCGGGGATAAAAGTTGCGGCGCGGGCATTATCTACCGCACCTGTTTGACTGGGATATACTGAAGTAGCCATTTTAAGATTTCCTTAATAGATTAGTTTCGTACCCTCCCTTCTTGATAAGCCTTCATGATCTCTTCGGACAATGACTGATATCGTTCAGGGTCTGTACGCATAAGTTTAATAATGTCTGCCCTTCGGTAAATCTTTCTCTTTTTAGATTCTGTACTGCCCTTAGCGGAGCCTGTAGCTGCTTTCTTAACAGCTTGTTTGCGTCCTGCCTGTTCAGCCTGTGCTGTCTGTTGGACAACTTGATTACGTTCCTTCCATAGATTAAACAGTTCATTGGCTGCTTCGTAATCGTACTGTTTGTCCGCTTGTCCAAACAACTGAGTCCGTATCTTAGATGCTTTAATCCAATCTGCAAACTTCTCGTCCTTTAGGATTGTCTCCATGTCAGGATGATTGGCCTGTAGCTGAGACAGTGCAGTAGTCTTTCTGTACTCTGCGTTAATCTGTTCAGCTTCCCTAATCTTAGGGTGATTGTCTATTGCCCTTTTTACGGCAGTCTCTGGGTCAGAGAAAAAATCTACCTCATCAACAGTTTCATCTTGTTGCTGTGGTGCTGATTGTTGCGAGAGTTGTGTCTGAATGTAACTATCAACGACTTGTCTAAGCTCACCGACTTCCGCACTTTGACGGCCTAAAAGCTTCTCAGCTTCTTGGTGCATCCTTACAAGATCTTCGGCTGATTTACCTCTGTACTTGTCCGGTATTTGTGCTTCTTCGTTGTCTTCTTCAAACTGAGTTTCCTCTACTTGAGGTTCAGCTTGTTGAGCTTCTTCGGTTTGTTGTTCGTCGTCTTCCAAACGCTCGTCTATAAGTGTAGCCATTATTAAATCTCCGTACTAACGTATTATGGAGTGATATGGTTCATGTAGAAAGGTCTGCTAAGAGTTTGCCTTTCTTTCTTGCTTTATCTTCTGTTCGCGTTGTTTCGCCCACTTCATAGTCGCACCTACAAAGTCCCCACTGATGGGGTCAAGTGAGCAACGGACAGGAGATATAATTCTTTTAGCAGTTTTACTGCACAAACCACACAAATGTTCTGTAACGTCGGAGGCCACTAAAGCCTCCGTAACGTGATTGTCAGGACATCTAAAATCAAAAAGTAAGCGCATTAAGCGGCTTCCTCTTGACCCTCAGCTTGTGGGTTGTTGCGTTCTTCTATAACGCTGTCTAGTTGTGCTTCAAGATTGAGGATGTTAGCCATAACAGCCAACTGACCTTTACGGAAGAATAAGTCATTTTCATCCTTAGCAGCTTCAACGGAGTTCACGTTAGGTACGCCTCCTTTGATGTCATTTAAGAAATATTCCCAACCTTCGCTACGGAACATCTCTTGCATACTTCGGGTGTAATTTTCAAATTCTTGATCGTTCATCTGTTTCTCCTCTATGGGACAGTTTAAGTAATGTACTCAATGTACATCTTTATTATAGCACATTTTGGTCTAAAAGTCAAGTATTATTTTTTAGGCTTATT